GACCTGCTGCATGGCCTCAGTTGCTTCCATTGAGGCCGCGCCTCTGCGCAGTGTTGCAAAGGTAGTTTCAAAGGGTTTGCTCATTTCTTTGCTCCATTAAAAAAGCCCTCCGAAGAGGGCGCTTTGTTAATATTCTTGCTCGTCATACATGCACTGCATAAGTTGTTCGTGAGGAGATACGGTGATCAATTCTTCTATGTTGTATTTGTTTAGAAGATCAAGGGCTTTTTGTTTGTGCTCGGGGAGGATTTCCCAGAAGTCTGTTAGTCCGTCTTTGAAGAAAACAACGTCTGAATAGACCTCAGCATCTTCATCATTACATTCTTCAATCCGATCAAAAAGACTTCCAGCACGGATCAGCTTGAATCCCCAAACCCCTAGCCCCGGAGCCTTGGGATACGAGCATTCGAGCACTGTGCCATCTGATAAAAGTATCCCTTTGTCCTGAGCTTTATAGGCTCCGATTTCATCGTAAATGTCACCTTCAAATTCAATCAAATCATCGGAGGTGCCGTAGATTTTTGTTGTCATGTTTTCTCCAAAAGAAAACCGCCCGGAGGCGGCTGTTAAATGTCTATTTTTTCCCATCTCATCAATTCGGGGCCGGGAAAGGGAGCGTCAAAATCAAACAGCTCACAGCCGTGACCACCAAAAACAAAATCACCGTTTACGTAAGTGAGGATTTCATAGAACTGCTCACCAGTTTCAGGATTGTTTAAAAGAACGATAATCTGATCCGGCTCGTCAAACTTGTGATTCCTAGGATCATCCGTGTTTTCGAGTTCGAGTTTCATTTGTTGCTCTCCGGTTGATATGGGGCGGGGAGGGATCTGAATGCAACGATGAGTCTGTCGTCATGGTCCTCCCAGGAGTAATCGATTCCTTCTTCAAACGAGCGTGCAAATGATCGTATAGCTAAATTTCCGTCTTCATCCTGCGTAAGCCACTTTTTCCCGTCAACCGGGGGCGTTACAGTCGGATATGGGTTCCAGTCGTTTTCTTGATACTCAGGAACGAATTCAACTAACTCTTTTTCGACTGTGATAGTTACACACAGACCTTTTTTGTTAATGGTAGATAATCGGAAGTAGTTATATAAATCGGTGTTTTTTTCAAATTCTTCATGAATTTCTTTATCCGTGAAGAATTGATTCACCTTCGCTTTTAATTCAGGGTCTTTAATCTTCCACATCGTTTTCCTCCTACACACAGCCGCCACAGCAGCCGTGGGGTACATTTTCGTTAATCATTTTGAGGAGCTCTGCTTTGTGCTCCAGTAGCTCTGGATTCTTTTTTAATAGAGGTCCCGAGACATCCGTCCATGGACCCTCTTCAACATGCTCATTCCAGTGATCATCAAACCAAACATCACCGCCAGAGATCATGTCTACATAGCCTGCATATTGTTTGCCGTCTGCCTTAAATGTCAGCTTCTCCGCACACAGGTTTGGAAAGCAGCCGCTGTAATCGATGAATTCGAACTGCATATTGGCCTCAAAAGAGAAGCCCCGCTTTCACGGGGCTCCTGGTTATTTGTTAGTTGACACTATTCTTTATCCCAATCGCTAAGAGCTTCAGCTAGGGATCTTATGAGTTTTAAAGCCTGCTCTTTCGACAAGATGATGTTATGTGCTAATGCACAAGAATCAGCTCCACGCATTAGCAAATATTTTGGTTTTCCAGGAATAAAACTTAAAGATGTAATCACGACCGGATCAAGCGTTTTTAACCTTTCATCTTCTTGTTTTAGAGCAAGCGCGGTGACAGCTGGGTTCAAAAGTTCTGGGCTTGTTTTTCCCATTTTTATTACTCCAGCTTGTAGGCACTAAACTTCAAAATATCGTCATCAGGCGGTTCAATTTCAAGTTCTCTGAAAGTCAATACAACAGCGCCACTATATTGATCCCAACTTCTGAAATCGGTATTGAAGTAAGAAACACGAATCTGGTGCTCAAATCTTCTGTTTAAGTAAACTAAATAGTTACCTGGGCGAGGAGGCCTTAAAGCTGGAAACGGATTCCATCCATCTGGGTTGTACTCAGGAACGTTTTCAAAAAGATCTTTAACGATGCTTATTGAAAATTTTTGATCATCATCAGAAGCAAGAATGTAATTTGATCCATCAGTCATTTGATCTTGGCAACGCTTTGCAATGCTTTCATCCGATAGCAGTTGCATGATCTTTTCTTTTAAAGTAGGGTCTTTGATCTTCCACATTTATTTCTCCAAAAGAGAAGCCCCGCTCTCGCAGGGCTCATGGTTAATTCGCTTTATATTTCAGGTGCGCTTTTCCCTATCATTTGACGCTTCTTTTCTTGCGCTCGGCGTGCGACTTTGCACTGGAATAAAAGAAGTTCTCCGAGTTTTTCGGCGTCATCAATCTCTAGATCAATACACCCCTCTAACATTCGGTCTTGTCTAAACATCAAAGAAACACACACATCATCACTTAGGAACGGTCTAAAGTTTAGGTACGTGTCGACAAAAACACCAATACTATCAAGTGGCTTTACGTCGTTTACTACATCGAGAGTTGTTATAACGTCTAGGTCTATGCAGTTTTCACTTTTGGTCGACTGTTCGGCTAATTGCTCGATTGTTTTATTCGAGAACTTGTTCATGCAGTGGCCTCCTGAGCCTGAGGTTCTTCGATGACTTCGGCGTCCTGAATATCTTTGAAATCGTCAACAGAAATAGCATTGATATCGATTACGTCGTTCGGGTCGATCTTTTCCCCGGCTTCCCGCTTAGCATCGACATTTGCAACTTGGAGGGCCTCGATGGAAACTGGGAGGTATTTGAAGAGACGGCGAATCACAGTTTTGAGGGCCATCTGTTCAAAATACGAGTTCCAGATATTCTTTGACTTGGCCTTTGTCTTAACCGCTTCAACCTCAGCGCGAGACATCACTTCGAATTGGTATCCGCCGCCTTTCAAGTTGGCCACGGCATAGACAAACGTAATCGGCTTTTTGATGCGGTCAGCTTCGACGCTTGGAACGTGGTGGATGTCCGGATGTAGGCCAAGCTGATAATTAAAATTGTCACCTTCGTGCACTGCGAATGCGGAAAGAGACAACACTTGTCCGGAGCGACGGGCCAAATCAATCATGCCGCGGTAACCAAGAATTAACTGGCACTGGTTTCCATATGGAACAAGGTAAGCTTGACCGAGTGCGGAACCGGGCTCAAGGCCGAGCTGAGCAGACTGCATGACGGCTCCCAGGAAAGATGCCGGAGTTGTGTTGAGAAGCGCTGGAGTCTTTCGTAATTCGGTCGCGGCAATTCTTGCCATGCGGTCTGCGCTCAGATGTTTGGGAACGGCTAAGGCGAGTTGTTTCTTGAACTGATCGGACAGAACTTGCTGAACGATTGCCGGGGCTTTCGTTTTCGGTTTGGCGACTGGGGCAGAGGGAGCGCCGACAACGGAAGCGAGTTGGTCAGATGTAGACATAATTTAATTCCTATGAAAAAGCCCCTCGAAGTGGAGGGGCTTTGGTTGATTAAGAGTTACGAGAAATAAGCCAGAGGCAAAAATAAAGCCCGCTTGTGCAGGCTTGGAGGGAATTTGGCTCGGTTGATCTGGCTCAACCGAGAAAGCCTTTTCTTGTTGCACCGTACTGTAGTGCTCGAAGCGAATATTACACAAAACCGCTCTTTTTATCAGTAGAAACCCTGCCCATTTTGTGTAGCCATCAACCTAAAAGGTTACGCGCACACACGCATGACGCGGGTGGAGCTTTCTTTCAAATAGTCGAAGAAGTCATCGAGGTGGTCTTCTTTGAATGAATCCATATCGAAGAATTTTCTTGACTGGGTTTTGTAGGTCAGGACTTTTTTGCCATCTAACGTTAAGATTTCATTGTCCTTCATGCCTATTGCCAGCTTGGTTTTGAGCGCGTCCTGCTGCTTTTTAAGCTCCTTAATTTCACCAGCAATACGTGCATACTCACCATAATCAATAGCAAGCTCACCCTGAGCTTCCACAGCTTTTCCATTGCTTTTGCCATATAACTGAAGTACATCGTCAATGTTGATAGGATCAGGCGGGATCTTCTTCAGAACGTTTTCGTTCCAGAAGCGGGAACACTTTTCTTTGATCACTTGAAACACATCCGGGCGAGCATCGATCCAGTACATCCGGAAGTCAGAACCTCCGATAAGCACTGCGAGATACATTCCTCTGAGCTTCAGGATGCCGCAGTACCACTGAATTTGCGTTTCATAATAAAGTGGGATCACGTGCTCTGTTCTGAGATTGTTTTGTCTGATCTCAAGCTCCTGGCTCGGGCCCCACAGGTCAGCAGTAAAAGCGTTCGCTGTTTTTGCCTCAAATGCGATGTCAGTGTTAATAGGTCGCTCAACGCCCGTGATATTTGCGTAGCGCTCAATTTCCTCGACATCAAGCAACGGCCTGACTTTTTTGGCGATCTCCCGATTGATAATCGCTCGGTCAATGTTTGCAATCATCCAATCACATTCTGGATCAACGAACTGGTGAGTGACTTTTTGAACCTTCATGCCAGTTCGTTGTTGGAATTCACGGGCTACCGTATCCTCAAGTACCGTTCCCCAATAGGCCGGTTCGGACATTCCTTTATCTTCAGAAAGTCCGAGCTTGTCGTTCCAAACGTCCAGCGGTGTCTTCCACGGATTCAGCCCAAGAACCGCAGCCACGTCCGATCCGCCGATTCCTGTGCGCCGACCCTCTAACCAGGCGGCTCTTTGTTCGTTAGTCATTTTTTCGGATTCCTATCAATAAAAAAATCTGTAAATAGTGCTGAAAAAGGGGTCTGCGGGAGGATTGGTGTTTTATCGTTTCGCAGGGCTAATTCTTCTTCGCGTCTTTTGCGATACCATTCTTTGCTCTGCGCAACCCTCTTTTCTTTGTTTTTTGCGTAGTACTCGCGCTTCAGTTCTCGGTTGCGCTGTTTTTTACGCTCTGCCTCAGTAATTACCGCCATTCGTTTTCCTTCAAATATTCATCAAACAAAGGCTCAATTTCAGGGTGTCTTTCGTCCTCTCCCGCCTCAGCAAGTTCGTTAATACGTTTGCCGCAATACCGAGGGATGTACTCTTCAAAGAACTTTTCGAGGAGCCGTTCATACTCAGCTTGCCGTTTTTCTTCCTGCCAGCTCATTTGCCAGAGATCTCCTGGCCCGGGGCATGTTCTCGGAGTTACATGCATAGCAGCCACCGCTGAAAGGCATCGGCGCCGAGGACTAAGGTCAACGTGCCGAAAAACAGGGCGAAGGCGATCAGAGCGCAGAGGAAACATGCGAGATCGTCCTCTAACAGATCATCAAATTTTTTATTCATGACAACCTCGAGATTGGGGTGAACCTGCGATCAGTAATCTATATATGCGATCTCAAACCAGGACCTTTGCCCAATTACTGATTATTCCCGCTTGAAGTACCTCTCAATCGACAAACGAGGGGACGGAGTCCGGGCAAAAATTTCCCTTTCGCAGGTTCAAAACTGTAAAAAACCGCCAGCTCAAGAAGGAAAACTGGCAGGGCAGAGGAGAGAAACTTAATTTTTTACATCTGGGTAGATGTCTTTATCAATCGCTTCTATTCCAAGGCCGGAGATGAAATCCGCTGCGTACTCTTTGAAGAGGGCTTTGACTTCTCTCTGAGCTTCTGCAGTCTGGACAACGTGGCCGAGATCAAGTGTTATCTCGGACTTGCCAGAGAGAAGGGCGGATACAACAGCGCGCTCTGCATAAGCAAGCGCGTCAGTGAGGTAAATGGCGGAGCCGCGTTCTTTCAAAAGATCGTCGATGACGAAATTAAAGAGCTGCTTTTGCTCGTCCGGTAACAAGATCATTTTTCTCTCCTGTAAGAAACAGAAGCGCCCTCCAGCGAGTGCTAGATGTATCCAAAGGAGAAGTTGCCGGAAAGCGCTTTTGTTTGTGAACTGCTTTTTGTCGGCCCCTACTCGTACCTGACGACTTTAACGTCACAATCCTTTCAGCATTCCTTGCCGTGCCGTCGCTTTCGCTAGGCATCTCGGGCCAATTCACTGGCCACCCGCTTGAGTTCATAGCCTTTCGGTTTACTCGGCCTTAGAACCCTTTTCCTTCTTGACAAGCTTCAGAAGGATTTTTAAAGAACGTTTGCTTGATGAGGAAAGAATAACATAATGTTATGTTAAAACGCAAGTAAAACGTTATGTAATAAATAACATTAAGTTAGGTATCTGTGCTGATTTGTTTCTTGTACGCAACAAAAAAGCCGCTTAGAGCGGCTTGGAGTAAGAGATAAAAAGACTATTTCTCTAATTTTTTTCGATATTTCATGAAGTCTGACATGACCGTGTATGTCTGAGATTCTATAACCGAGCTTACTATCCCGTACTTATTTGGAGCGTATTTGAAGTTCTTATCGACTAACTCAAGAACCCTCTGATAATTGTCTCGGCACTTTTCTTGAGCCATTTTTGTTAGGTACATAATGTCGATTTTCCCGTCTTCAAGGTTTTCATATTGGGCATAGAGACAAATGTTCAAGGCAAAATAGGCTAAAGCAGCTTCCTCGTCTTTGCTAAGTTTCTTGGGCAGTGGTTTTGGTGCGGGCTGATCTGGCGGGTTTTCAAAGACTTCAGGATCTTCTCCGGCTCCTCTATCGGTATGAACGACATCCTTTTCAATTATTCCCTTGTATTCCTCACCAACTCGTACATACCAGTCCTCAATGCAAACTTTAGACGTACATCTCTCTCTTTCCTGCCAATTCTTTTTTACCAACGCCTTGAATTCTTTGCTGTTACCTGTTTTCTTCTTTGCGAGTTGGTAAATTTTGCTCAATCGCTCATCCTCAATCGACAAGATCGGGTCGCTACAAATCATTTTTTCCGGCCAGCTTCTTGCTTTGCTGCAATCAAAACTAGCACCGTATGAATAGACAGTTGGGAGTAGCAGTAACGGGAGTAAAAGTATTTTTTTCATTGCCTTTGCCCTTCAAAAATAGTTCTGAAATCGGTTTTGGTTAGACAAATGTCCCGTGCCAAACATAGACAACGCGACCAACGATTTCTAACTGTTCCGATCCGTCTAGTTCTTCACTTAGTTTCACTGTGGGATTGTCGGAGGAAATGACGACCGCTCCCTTCAAATTCTTATTAACTCGTTTAATGAACAGAGTGTCGTATGAGCGCAGGACATAGATCCCATCATAGAGATCCTTCACGCCTTCATCGATCAAAACCTTATCACCTGGTGCAATCGTCGGCAGCATAGAATCTCCGTGGCCC